GACCGATTGCGGTATCGTCGGAGCATATTCGAGCGCCGTGCAGCCGTTGAAGCATAATCGCATGTTCGTCACACCAGACGGAATGCTCGGAGGCGATGCGATCCCTATACAGCCATCGAAGCATCCGTACATGTCTGTGACAGTGGACGGTATGGAAGGCGGCGCTTCGAGGCTCGCGCAACCCGAAAAGCACAGTTTGAGACTCTTCGTGTTCTGCGGAAACGACGATGGAGCCGATTCGAGCGATGTGCAGCCCTGAAACAAACCTTGCAATATCAATCCGTTGCTCCATTGGCTGCCTGATCCATTGTAAATGACGGAAGGCAGCGCAGGTGGCTCCTTCAGCGATGTGCAACCTCTGAATGTTTCCGAAATGCCGCTGTAGTACGAATGCAACGGGTCTGGGAAGTCTGGCACACTCTCCAATGCCGTACAGCCACGGAACATATCGTTGTACTGCCCGTAGTCGGGAATCCGATTCACCGTCGTAAGCGAAACGCATCCATAGAACATGTTATCGCAATTCCTGCACGTCGCTGGAAGCTCTACCGATGTGAGAGAGGTGCAATTCCAGAATGCGCAACTGGCCGTCCAGATATGCGGAAGCCTGCTCGCAATAGGAGCCGTAAGAAGCGACGTGCATCCATAGAAGCAGTAATCTATTTCCACATTGGGGCCAGAATCGCTGAAATCCATCTGCGGTATCGCAGTGATGTTCGTGCACCCCCGATAGCATTCTTTCAATGATGTGATTACGTAATCAGTTCCGTCGTGCGAGAATGGCGATGTAATGGTCCCGTAGCTCGATTTCGTCTTATCGACTACTTTCGCCGATACATTGTCATGGCCCGTAGCCGAACCCGTAACCGTATATTCGTAATCGCCCACGATGAATGTCGATCCTACCGTCATTACCAGCTCCTATCCGACGTAGAACACGCCCATGTTGCCGCTCGGCCTCGACTGGAACTGCCAATCGCCCAGTTTGATGCTCTTCTCGATCACTGCGGCGGGGATGTTCAGTTCGTTGTTGTTCACATACGCGACGAGAGCGGCGCCCTGATAGAAGTTGAGCGCGGTGTTCGTCACGACGACGTGGAAACTGGACGGAGGCCCGATCGTAACGCCGTACTCCGTATATGCGCTGCGTATGCCGCCTGCAACGAACAGGTACACGCCCGCATCGAAGCTGCCGTCCACTGTCCCGATGTGCACATAGTCCGTAGTGCCGTCGAACATCAAGTTGAGCCCGTAGTCGGTCTGTGCCAGATGGGATGCCAAGTAATTCTGCACGCTCTCGTCCACCACGAGGATGTAATACGAGTCGATATCCTCCGGCACGGGGTCGGTGACTCCTCGATATGCGACAGAAGTTACCTCGTAGTACGTCGGCAAATCCTCGACATCAGGCTCCTCGACGGGCGTGTAGACGTACGGGTCCTCGTCGGTGCCGCTGCCCGTGCGCGTGTAGTACGTCTTCCCTTCCACGATTTCGACATCGCTGGTCAGCGCATATGTGTATACCGCAATGTAGTAGACCTTATCGGGGTCGAACTCCTGCCCAGCCTGCGATACGTATGTGCCGTGCTCCGATATCCAATTCAGTGTGCCGACGACCTGCTCAACCTCGGAAAGATGGATGTTCGCATTGTGCGCCGATTCCAACGCGCTCGTTGCGCTCGCAGATGCCGACGATGCCGCCGCCGATGCCTCTGCCGCGTCTTCGGCTGCTTGCACGGCTATGGCTTCGATGTCCTCGGCTGTCTCCTCTGCGCGCGCCGCAGCCTCAGCAGCAGTCTCCGCGCTCGCCACAGCCGATGCCGCTGCGGATGCCGCCTCGTCAGCCGACCTGATTGCAGCCTCCGCGCTGACTATCGCCGTCTTCGCAAGGGTGTCGTCGGTCGCGGGCGCGGTGATGTTGCCGTCGATTGTGAGCGAGCCGTTGGAAACGTTCGCGATTACCCGGTCGCCCTCGGACACCGCCGCCGTCAGGTTCGAGACTGGCGTCTCGGTGTCTGAGCCGTCGAGCATTATGTACACGGTTCCGTCAACATCGATGCGCGTGACCGTGCCGTCCGCGCGCGTGGTCTTCTGCACCGCGCGGCTTATCTTCTCGTCGATCGCGTTCTCAAGCGCGTTCGCGACGTCAAGGGATATGCCCATCTATGCCACCTTAACGCTTTCCTCGACCAAGATTCCGCATCCGCACGTGAGCCGCTGGGTTGTCACCCTGTAGTCTCCGTCGAGCCCGCTTCCCGGAAGCGCGCCGCGCACGAGCGAGTACGGGTATACGCCGGGGCTCCACTCGCGCGAATACGTTATGGTGCCGTCGTTCGACTTCACTCCCGGCAGAAGGATGCGCGCCCCTTCCCTGTCGAGCACCAGTGCTGGCTCGTCGGGAAGCGGTTTAACCGCAACGTCGCCGTGGCCGTTTATCTCAAGGCAATAGCCGCCTTCGCGCAGCACCGCCCATGCCGCTTCGAGCACGGATGAACCGAGGTCGAAAACGATGTTCCTGGTCAAAACGAATCCGCCGATTATCGATACCGGCGCATCGATGCATGCCGAGAGCATCCGCGCCGCGAGGTCCGCCCCGTCAACGCCGTTCAGCGCGTACGAGCCGTTACCGACCTTCGCGACCGCAGCCTGCCTAAGCACGCTCGACCCTGACAGCTCGTCCCTTCGGACGCCTTTCGACCAGCTCTCGCGCGCGGAGTCCAGCCAGAACGTCGATATCGGCACGCTCTCGCTGTACGATCCCTGCACGACGTCCGCATAGACGCGGTGCCATCCGGGTGCGAAAGGCTCTGCTGCGGGCATCGTTACCGCAACGGCTGCGCTTTCAAGCATCGGCGACTCGTCGCTGCCGTCGCGCTCGACCGTGATGGACTCGACGCCGACCAGCTCTCCGCATGGCTCCCAGGTTCCCGCGTCCACCTTGCTGACTCGCCATGTCGTCGAGTAGCCGTGGTTCCAGTCGATAGCCATCGTCACTCCTCCGGCTCGTCGGTCACGGCCACCTCGTCGCCGTTCTCGTCCCACAGCGAGATGCCGTCGAAAACCCAGTCGAGCATCAGCTCGCCGTCGCCGTCGCGGACTACGTTATCCGGGTCGCAAACGTACAAGGTCGCGCCGTCGTAGCCGACGAAAACCCAATCGTCCATCGGGAATCCGCCCTCCGAGTCGTACACGACGCCGTTGAGCGCCTCGACAGCCCCGCCGCCCCACTGCGGAACGGAGATATCGGTCGCCGTCGGCTTGTCGCCGTCCGTCAACGCATGCTCCTGCGCCGTGATGTCAACCGACTCCAGGGCATCGCCAGCGGTTCGGCTGATCGTCCCAGGCGTTATCTGCGCAGCGAAAGCCAATCCGTCGGGTGTGCGCACGAAAACGCTGCCAGGATGCTGGAGCATCTCCCTGACCAACTCATGCTGTCCGGCGTCCTCGAATCGCGTCATGCTCGCAGAGAGCGATGACCTGCGCGAATAGCCGTTCTCGGCGTAGCTCTCCGACTCGCCGTCCATGTGTTTGCGCGTTTCGGAGTCCGTCGATACCGTGTCGCTCAATTCAAGGTTGTACGGCAGCTCGACATGCTTGTCCGACCAATCGAAGCGCAGTTCGCTGCCCTTAAGCGCATACACGATGTCCTCGGAGATGCAAATGCCCCCGTCAGCCGTGCGCGTCACGGCCATGTAACGCAGATTGGCGCCGTCCGAGCTGTACGGGGCAAGCCTGTCCGTGACGGCCGTCCCGAACGGCTGCGCAGACGCGATCAGGCGCTCGCCGTCCGACGTCACGCGATACAGGTCGAATCTGTCGCCCTGCACGTAGTCGACGGGCGCCGCAACGGTCACGGTCACAGACATATCGATCTGCGATGCGGTTGCAGTCGCCGTAGGCTGCTGCGCCTTGTGCGCCCATACGACCTCGAACTCGGCCGTCTGCGTCTCGCTCGCCAATCCGGAGCTGTCATCGACTGCCGTTACGTCGACGCGGTAGGCAGCACCGTCGAACAACGCCAACCCTGCGGGCAGCTCGATCGATGCGGTGCGCACGTTCGACACGGTCGCCCACGTCGGTTCGTGAACGGCTGAGTACACGGTATCGCCCGCGTATTGTTGTCGGTCGCCATGCAGCCCCGTACCGCTCGAACCTAGCGCCGTCACGACCACGCGAACCTTGTCGCCGGTGCTGCTCGCGACGTCGAACGCTATCGGCTGCGCTTCCAGTTCGTTAGATAGGTCGAGCGAGCACGTAGGCGGATCGGCGATGCTCATCATTATCGGAGCGGAGCGCGCCCAGCCTCCGCCCGTTGTCATCTCGACGGCATATGAGAGATAGGACGCGCTACCGTACATGTCTGGCGTGATGATGAAATTTGTCGATGCGCCAGAGCCGCTGTGCTTCACCCTATCGGCAAGGTCGACAAGCCTCCATTGCGTCTGCGGCTGCTCTACGTCGTATATCCACGATACGACGATATTCGAGCCGCGAGGCGTCATCCTCGGTCCGCTCAGAACGACGGTCGACGGCGTAGTTATCGGGATTTCGCTCTTCATGTCGCTGTACGCGCCGTAGTGCTTTACCCCGGATGAGTCGACGTCGAATGCGCGGGCTTTGACGTAGTATTCGGTGCCTTCTGTCAACCCTTTGATGACCAGGCTCGATTCGGTGGTTTCAAACGTCGACGGCAGGACGGTGGACGCCCATGCGTCGGTGGAATCTGCCCAGCTCACCTCGTAGCCGTCATCGTCGTACTCCTTGCCGCTCATCGTGATGACGAGCGACTTCCCGTCTTCTCCCGACGCGATGGTATCGATTTTTGCGCGTCCTGTCGTCTGTGACGAATCTGGCACATTGATGCACCTTGCCTGGACTGGCACGCCGTACGTCGAATAACCGTCGCGCTTGGAGACGAAACGGTACCATGTGAATTTGCCGTCGTCGGAGACAGCATTCACCCATGTGTCCGACAGGCCGCTTGTCGCTCCGTTGTCGGACGCGACGTCCTGCCACCCCTGCGAGGACGCCGCACCAGATGCATTGGTGGCCGAGGTGTAGTTCTTCAGCCTCTGCAACGTTATCTCTGACGGCCTGATTACCGTGCTGCCGTCGCTGACGTTGCCTGCCGAAGACAGCGGGATGCGAAGAGCAGCGGTAGTCAGCACGCCCTTGGTAGCGTAAAGCAGCGACGGGGTTCCGCACACTGGCGGGTTTGGATGGCACACGTAGAGCGTAGCTGTCGCCGTCGCTGAGTTACCTGCAAAACCTCGGTTCGTTGCCGACCCAGTTGCTTTGCGGAATTCGCCTATCGCAAGAGTGCCAGATTGAGGCACCTCTGCCGTGAACGACGTCGTAAGTCCAGTATACGCTGCGTTCACGTAGTTCTTCGTGTTGTGGACAGTCATGGATATGAGCGTATCGTACCGTTCTGCAGCGCCGTCGGGCTGAGTAGCCGTGTACGTCATCGTGACGATGCCGGTTGAGGAATCGTACGTCATGCTCAACGCAGGCTTCTCGGGTACGGCGAACGTGAGCGCCCTATGGCTCCACGGGCCGTAGTACCGTTTTGTTCCCTGCCAGTTATAGCCGCGCACCCAGAAGTCCACCATCGTCAGCTTCGGCTTGCCAGGAAGCGGGTAGAAACTCTTGCGCGGTATGCTCTCGGAATCTGTCTTCTGCGAGTTCTTGCTCGTGCTCTCCCTCGGTAGCGAGGTCAGCTTGCTCCTCTTTATGGCGCCCGACTTCGGATTGGCATCGAACACCCATAGGATGTCGAGGCCTTCGAATCTGGTCCTATCGTTCGCGCCAGTCTTCAGACACGCCGCAGGTACTTCCCACTTCGCCGTCATGGTCATTCCGGCACGAGTCGGAGCTGCTAGGTTCTCAACGTTCCAGTTAGGGTTCGTCATTATGCTGCGCCCTCCATTGCAAGTTTGCGCTCAAGCACGTGCGCTATGTCGGTTGCGATCTGATTCGCATCCTCGCCCGCGTCATACTGCAAATAGACGGTTACGTTGTTGCCGCCGCTTATCCTGTCGGAGATTGCGTCGGCGAATTCGTCCATCAGAGCGCCGCGCTGCGGCAGAATCATCTCAGGTCCTGCCTCGCCAGCGCCTATCAGCGTGGCTCCGTCAACGAAGCCGCCTGTCGCGTACCATTGCACGCGCGGGATTGCGATGCTCTTACCGAGCACTTCGAGGTAATTCCATGAGACGTGCGGCTGCGGGAAGTAGACGTTGCCGAATGCGCTCGAAAGGCTGGAGCCGATGCCCCTGAAGCTGCTTATGATGGTGTTCGGCGACGATGAGATATCGTATACAGCATCGTCTATCGGCTCGGTCATCTCGTACTCGACCTTGTCGAACGTGTAGCCGACCTCGTACGGCAGATTCGGCATGCCCATGTCGGCTTCGATGTTGTCCGTCGCCGTTTCCACCGCTGCTTCCGCTCCCTGCACGGAATCGGTCACGGTATCCTCGACGTATGCCCACGTTCCGTCGGCCTGCATGCGAAGGTTGCGCCAATCTTGGTCGACCGAGCCGTACATATACGACGTGCTGTCGATGACGGCTTGGTTCGCCTGATCCATCGACGTGGACATGACCTCGCCTGCCCGCTGGAAGAATCCGCCGACGGCCTCGATGATGGGGCCGAAAGTCTCTTGAAGCCACTCGGCGAACGGAACGAAGACGTTGTCCCATACCCATGAGATGACGTCAGCTACAGTCTGCACCGCCGTCGCGATTGCCTCGAACGCTACAGCGAGGACATCGCCCAAGAACGAGCCGAATGCTTCGAGCCCTGGCGATATCGCCTCGATGACGGGCCCCAGCCTCTCGCCGATGCCAGCGGCGATATTGCCGATGACCTCGCGCACGGGCTCGGATTTCTCCCAGATGAAGTTCATCGCATCGCCGATGCCCTCAAGGATGCTGCCGACGGTCGAGAAGATGCCAGTGGCTATCGGCTCAAGAGCGGAAGCTATGCTGCTCTGGATGCGCTGCCATTGCTCAGGCCAGCTCTCGGTGGTCTCGTACGTTTCGGCGATGTTGCCTGACGCACCGAGCGCGGCATTCGACAGGTTATCCATCTCGAAAGCGCCAGATTGCAGCGCGCCGATGAACTGCGCGGCACCGCGCGTGCCGAAAAGCTGCTCGGCGATCTCAAGCGCAGCGGCCTCGTTGCCCTCATCAATGTACGCCTGCATCTCGTCAACCGTGCGGCGGAATGTCTCCTGCGCAGACTCTCCGGGCTCGTTCAGCTCGGTGAGCGCCCTGGACAGCTTGTTCATGGTGGACGATGCGTCGATGCCAGACTTATCCAGCATGCCGGCAAGGTTCGCGGATTCTTCGAAGCTGAAGCCGAGCATCTGGAGCGTCGAACCGCTCGATTGCATGATGCTGGTCAGCGAATCGAAGCCTATGCCCGTGCTCTGGACCACTCCGAACATGTAGTCCATTTTAGAGGTCATCTCGTCTGCGCCCACGCCCCACAGGTTGAACATGGTCGCCATCTTGTCGTAGTTGATTCCGCCGAGGATATGGTCCAGCTTCGCGGCATGCGTGGCGACTTCTTGCAGGTCGTCGCCAGCCAGCCCCAGGCGCGTGCTGAAATCCTGGACGATGTCGCCGCTCGTCCCGAAAGATACCGCCACATCGCGCGACATGCCCATCGCGATCTGGCGCATCTCCTCAAGCGATTCGCCCGATGCGCCCGTGCCGACGATGATCTCGTCGGTCATGGCGTCGATTTCCTCGCCGATTTTCTCAAGCTGGATGAGCGCCTCGACACCGATGGCGGCTACGGCTGCGCCTATCGCCAGCTTGCCAGCACCGCTCAGGAACGATTCCATCCCGCCCGAAAGCGCGCTGCCCATCTCGCCGCCCGTATTGAAAAGGTCGCCGACGGTCGACTCCAGCGTGCCCATTATGCCGTTGGATACCGCCTTGCCGCCTTCGCTTCCAGCGTCTTGGGCTGCGTCGGCCACGGACGCGCTGAATCCGTCGGTTTTGGGGATTATGTTGACGTATGCAACGCCGACTTCCGTCGCCATCACTCACCTCCGTAGTACCAAGATTCGAAATCGCCGATTCCTATCGGGTCGCGCCCGAAGTGCCGCACGTTCGCGTTCTTCCGCCACGGGCGCGGATACGGGTCGAGTTTCGGCGGTCTCTTGCCCGTGCCCTTGTAAGCCAGGGCATTCGCAGACGCCCTGACCACGTCAATCAGCTCGGCTATGAGCGCGCACTCGGCGGTACCGTCGAGCCATGCAGCCGTCCCGACGTCGTCGGGATGCGATGCCTGGAAGAACGCCGAATCAGCGCCGAGCCCGGTCAGGAATCGGTAAAGCGAGCGGCTGTCGAGCCGCCCGCCCTCCCAATCGCGCAGCGTCCAGCGCGTCCGAGTCATGAGGTCGTAGTCGATGGCCTCGCCGTACTCTTGGACCGTACTGACGAGGCTGATTATTTTCCCAGGTCGGCACCGTCTTTGCGAGACGCCTCGTTCCAGGCGTCGAAAATCGCCTTGACGGTCGCCAGATTGAGATTCTGGTCGCCGTCCAGCTCAGGGCAGAATTCGTGGAGCATCGCGAAGGCGAAGCGGTCGTCCGTCTTGCCGTTGCGCGCCCTGTCCACGAAATCGCACGGCAGATACGCCGCGAGCGGGATGCGGTGGACCTCCTTCTCGTCCCCCAAGGTGAACTCGAACATCTTCGCCTCTACGCGCTGGATCTGCACGGTCATGTCTATGCTCCCGTCGTCGTCGTCGTTGTCGTGGTCACGCCATCATCGGTCAAGATGATGATGTTGTCGCCGTTGCTGTCCGCGTTGCACTTGAGCGAGACGCCCCATGTGATGGGCTCGTCGGCGGCGAAGGACATCGTTCCGTCGAGGACTGGCTGCGCGTTCGGCAGCACGATGCGCACGCGTGCGTCGCCGTCCTTCATGCTGAAGCACCACGACTTCGCAGGGGCCATGCGAGCGCCCATCTTGACGGTGATCTGCTCGCCGTGACCAGCGGTTGCAGCCGTCTTCGTTACATTGGAAGCGCCGAAGATTGCGACCAGCGCAGCGTAGTCCGTCTGGATGAAGGCGAATTTCACCTCGCCGGTGAACTCGTTCAGCAGCGTGCGGACGGCGCCCTTGCTCCAGTCCTTGATGTCGTTCGTGTTGTAATTGGGCGTGAGCGTGACGCCGTCCTCGCTCACATATCCCGTATCAGCCCACTTGGAGGGGTCGAGCGATGCGATAGCGGTGGTCGGCAGCGCCGTCCCCACGTCGGCGTACGCGACGGCACCAGTGGTGGCCTGGTCGGGCGCGCCGATGATGATTTTTTTGGAATCAACAGCCATTTACGGCTCCTTTCTTTATCGTCAGACGTGCGCCGTCGCGTCCACGGTAAGCTGGTACCGCGCCTTCCGCGATTGCAGGTCTGGCCAGTGATAGATTGATTCGACGGTCACGGCTCCAAAGCCGCCCGTCCCTGTAAGCGATTCGAGGTCGCAGCGCACGGCATCGGCCATGCCAGCAGCTTCCTTGCGCGTGTCGGCCCAGCATTGGACGGTGATCGCGGGATGGTCGACCTTGTCGCGCGTGCCGCCGCCCGTCCGCTCAACCGTGACGAAATTCGTCGTCGGCGTCGGGTTCGGCACGCTGGCATAGGCATCCCATCCTTTGCCCACCAGCAGCTCGATTAGCGCCTGCTCGACGTTCATCAGAATCACCCCAATGCTTTCAGTAGGACGTTATCGGACAGGCAGGCGTTGTAGCCGTGCGGGTTGCCCGTGTAAACCGATGCGCGCGCCATGCCCTTGGAATCCTTCGTGTAGGACGAGTAGAACGCGTCGTTGACCATCGTGTCGGAGGACACCATCGCGTTCGCCCTGTCGCGGATGTTCGCTGCGCATTCGGCGACTGCCGCGTTTATGGAATCGGAGCCGAGCAGCTCGACCATACCCTCATGCGATGCGACGTACTTTGCGTCAGCCATCTGACCTCACCGCCAAAGCGCGACGGTTCCATGGCGTCGGCGTGTTCTCGGGCATGTAGCCCGCCGGGTCGCCGAGTATGCGGTAGGATTTGCCGCGCACCTCGACAACGGCGCCCTCAAGGCTGCCCGTGTACGCTTTCGGGAAGTCGAGCGACAAGTCGCAGGTGACGCCGAACATGCGGTTCGACTCGTCAATGTCCTCGGTCGACGCCTCGTGCCACAGCACGTTGCCTACCGTCGTGGTCGTTACGGCGAAGACGGGCTCGCCCATCTCGTCGCGGCTTGCGACCGCGCGGCTCGTCAGCGTCACATCTGTTCCCCTAATCATCGGGCGCCACCTCCGCATTGCCGTACGAAGGGATGGCGACCGCGAATCCGCCGCTGCCGATTCCCAGCGCGCGGCGCTCAGCAGCCTTGAGGTACAGGTCGCCGTAGGGGTTGTCCATCGTGAAACTCTGCGTGTAGCCGCCAGCGGCCATGGACGCCTGCTTCGCGCCGAACGGGATACCCATAGCCGAAGCGGAGCCATCGCCGATAGCGCGGTGGACCATATCGCGGCAAACACGGCACAATCTGGCAGCGAATTCCTCGTCGGGGTTCGAGTAGTCGATTCCCGCCTTGTCCATCTCCGCCGCCATGATGTCGGACGCGTCCGCGAGCCAGACGGCCAGCGAGGTGTCTGACATGTCCGTGTCGTATTTCGCCTTGTACTGCGCTACAGTCGCGAACGCCGTCATCTTATTTTCCCTTCGTCTGCGCCCTGCGCCTCTGCGCGGGCGATTTCTTCACGAAACCCTTCTCCGCGAGATAGTTGACGCGGGCTGCGGTGCCCTCGAACGTGTCGCCGATGGCGTAGCAGTTCTCAGGCACGCAGCCGAGCCCGGTCTCGAGGTCGTAGAAGGGTTGGATGACCTCGGCTTTCATGGTTAAGCGCCGGTCGTGGTCGTGGTCGTGGTGCTCGGAACTTCTCCGGTCAGAAGCGCGAACTTGTTGATGTCGCGGATCATGAGGGCGAGTTCGATCTCGAAGCGCACCGCGAACATGTTGTGCTGCCAGAGCGCCAGCGTGACGTCCTGGTTAGCCTCGTTCTTGTAGTACAGGGTCGCCTCTTCGGAGATGTCGCCGTGGATGGCCTCGACCACGCCGTAGGCGCACTCGTCGAAGTCGCCCGCAAGGCCGACGACGGCGGGG